CAAATGACAACTAATATATTATAATAATTGTATAGAAATTAAAAAAAACAAATTTTTTTTAAATATTAAGTTGTTAATTGTCAACTTAATTGAAAACGGAGGATAAAAATGAATAAATACTTTATAAATGACGTAACTGCGAAAATATTTTTCTTAGTGGAATTAGAGGGGAAAAAACAAATGGACCTACTAGGAATAGATTATGAATATTACACTAATAAAAAACTTGCTAAAAGCTGGTATGAAAATTTAAAAGCAGAAATAGAAAATAGTAATCATGAAGCTACTAAAGAAGCTCTAGCAAGTTTAGATAGATTATATAAAGGAATGAAATAGGAGGAGAAAATGAAAGAAGGAACAAAGATAGAAATAAAAGTTAATTATGCAGGAGTTGAGAAAAGAGCAATATTAGAATGTGTAAAAATTAATAAGTTTGGTTGTTGGTTTAAAAGAAATGGAAAAAGAAGTTTGGTTTTAGCTGATAAAAGTTGGTTTGAAAGTAAAAATAGAACTTGGAGGGTTATATGAAATTAAAAGTAGCATTAAAAAAATTAGATCAAGAGTTATTTAATATAAATTATAACTTTAATTCTCAATACTGGGAATTAGTTATATTTACTCAAGATTATGATATAAAAGCTGAATACAAAGGAAAATTCTTAGTTGATGTATTAAAAGAACATTTTAAAGAAAAAATTGATTTAAAAGCTTCTTTAGAAGCATATTACCAAGACGGATATAGAAATCTAAGTCTTAACTATGATAATACAGATTATAGCGATAATTTCATAACTCTATCTTTGAATGATAGATATGAGGACGAACATCAAAGAACTTTTGTAATAAAAAATATAGAGGATCTAGCTGAGAAGTTAGAAAACTTAAATGCTTTATTTACAGATTATGAAATTCAACTAACTGAAATATTTAAGGAGGCTAGAGAATATGGCTTATATAGATAAAGCAATAGGAGAATTAATAATTAAAAGAGTATACGAATTTGTTACTGATACTAATAAACATTATGATGAAGTTATAAAAAAATACGCAGAATTAAATGCAGATCCGAGTTTCTTAATAGGAGTTAAGGATGGACAAACAGGAGTTTTAAAAACTTTAATAAAAGAAATTAGAGAATTGGAGGATTAAAAATGTTAAAAGATACAATTTTAAGTAAATATTGGAACAAAGAAGAACTAAAAGGGCTTTCATTAAAGAGAGCACTAGCAATAATACAACAAATGGAAATGTGGGAGGGGAATATTGAATGATGATAAAAGAGAATTATGCTCAAGCTTCTATCAAGGAAGTTTTAAAGTATAAATTAAATTGGTTATATAAATTATATTTAAAATACGTTGAATTATATGATTTTGACGATTTAATCTAGGAGGATAAAAATGAATATATATGAAAAGTTATTAAAAGCACAAGTTGAATTAAAAGCACCTAAAGGGCAATATAACAGTTTTGGTAAATATAAATATAGAAGTTGTGAGGACATATTAGAAGCTTTAAAACCTGTGTTAGATAAGCTAAAACTAACATTATTTATAAGTGATGAAATAGTTGAGGTTAGTGGAAGTTATAAAACAAGTAAAAAAGATGAAACAATTGAAACAGTAGGAAGAAAATACGTAAAAGCTACAATAACTCTTGTAAATATAGAAAAACCTGATGAACAAATAAAAACATCAGCATTAGCAAGAGAAGAAGAAACAAAAAAAGGGCAAGATGGTTCTCAAATGACAGGAACAAGTTCAAGTTATGCAAGAAAATACGCATTAAATGGATTGTTTATGATAGATGACACAAAAGATAATGATACATCTGATTCTAAAATAGAAAGAGGTAATCGTGCTGAGGAAGAGAGAAAAAAAGTTGAAGAATATTTGAATAGTAGACCTGGAATGATTGAAAAATTAACAGAATATGTCACTGGAGAAAAGTTAGAAAAGACTTTAAAACATTTTGAGGTTGAAGGATTTTGGCAAATGTCAGATGAGCAACTGAAAGAAGCTTGTCAAAAGATATTTAAAAAATAAGGAGTGTGTAAAATGAAATTTTATGATGTAGCAAAAGATTATATTGAAAGAATGGAGTATTTAGAACAAGGTATCAATGCAGAAACTGGAGAAATGACTGAGAATAAAAATCAATTAACAATATGGACTGAGGAACTAACACAAGATTTAAAAGATAAATCAGCAAATGTAATAGCAGTTGTCAGAAATCAAGAGCTTACTATTGAGGCTCTTGATACTGAAATTAAAAGACTACAAGCAATGAAAGATAGTTTAAAAAAAAATTTAGACAAATTTAAGACTTATATTAAAAGTGCAATGCTAGTAAATGGTATTGAAAAAATAGATACTAATTTAGGAAGTATTAAATTTACTAAGTCTACATCTACAGAAATTTATGATGAAAGCTTAGTTGATAGTAGATTTAAAGAAATAGTTACAACTGAAAAAATATCTAAGGAAAAAATTAAAGCTGCTTTAAAAGCTGGGGAAGAAGTTCAAGGGGCAAGACTTGTAGAAAATAAAAATTTAAAAATAGGATAGGTGAGTTAATGAATTTAGTTATTTTAAAAGGTAGACTTACAAAAAGTCCTACTCTATTATTTGGGAAATCTGGAACAGCTTATACAAGTATCAATATAGCTGTTGATAGATATAGCAAAGATAAAAATAGTAATGCCGATTTTATAAATTGCATAGCATTTGGGAAAACAGCTGAATTAATAGCCGAAAGATTTACAAAAGGGCAAGAGATTCTAATCGAAGGAAATTTGAAAATAGATGTTTTTGAAAAAGATGACAAAAGAGAATATAAAACATTTGTATTAATTCAAAGGGTTGAGTTTTGCGGAAGTAAAAAAGATAAAGACGAAGACGATGATGGAAGAGATATCTACGATACAGATGTTTTTCCATTCTAGGAGGAGAAAATGGAGAAATTAGGATACACTAGGCAAACACAAAAATTAATATATTGGCTACTTGATGACTTTGCTAACTTTTGGCAAGGTAACGAGGCTGGAGCAAAGCCAAGTTTTATAGAATTAGCTTACACTAAGGAAGTAATGAAAGCTAAGTTTGTAAAAATTTACGATGGTTTTGACACTGTTAAAAATGCTCAGGCTTTCCTAATTTCTTCTTTAATGAACAAGGATAATCTAACAGTGGATGAATTGACTAGCAATGTAATAAAAGCATTACAGAGCCTAGCAATTCAAAATGGTGGCTTTAGCTTGTCTTTGAATTCATTAACACAGAAACAAGCTAATGATTTTGTCAAATGGTTGTTTGAAATGGCTATCTATTGGGATATACCACTAAGAATGGAAATAAGAGATTTATTTGCTCAGGATTATCATGATACTTTTATTTATTCAACTTTAAAAAAGAAAATATGTTGTATATGTGGAAAGCCTGGAGAGTTGCAACATTTTGATAGAGTCGGAACAAGTGGATATAAATCAGATACAGGGCTAAATTATAGAGTAATGTGCTTATGTAGAGAACATCACGATGAAGCTGATAATTGTATTTCAAGAATTGATTTTGTTAAGAAATATCATTTGAATGGAATATACTTAACATCTGAACAAGTGAAAGAATTAAAAGGAGTCTATAAAGGACACTTTCAAGCATTTAAGGAGGAGTAAATGAAGTTTATTAAATTTGAATTTGGAGATGGACTATACGATTTAATAAATGTTGAAAAAGTTAAAAGATTTGTTATTTGGGAAAATAGAATAGATGTTATTTATAGTGATGGAGATGGTTGTGGTTATGATATTAATAGATATATCTATGTAAGAGAGAATGCTGATTCTAATTCTTCAGAATTAATTAATTTTGATGAAGTTAAAGAAAAACTTTTAAAATTATGTGAAGAATAACGACTATTTCAATTTTTGAAACAGTCGGAAAATATAGAGGTTAATATGAATAAAGATATGGATATATTTTATAAAAAAGCATTAAAGAAAATATTAAGCTTTAAGGCTAGTGAATTGAGTACTGTGGAATTTGAGCAGTTAAAAAGAAATGCAGAGAAATTAGAAGTTTATAGATTTGTGAGGAGGATAAAATGGAAATTAAAAAATTAGAAAATGGAAATTATGAAATAACAAGAGAATATTTAGAAGAGTTATTGGAGTCAGATTTTAAATTAAATGCATTAATCAACGGTGGAGTAGATAATTGGGAATATTTTGATGAAGTTGTTGAAAATTTTAATTTTGATGATGTAATAGATTTTATTGAATCAATAGATTAATGGAGGAAGTAATGGAAAAAGAAAAGGTTTTAGAGATAGAAATAACTAAGATTAATGATACATACAGTTTAGCTAAAGTAACAAAAATGAATAGAAAAGTTATAGAAGAAAAAAAGAAATACTACTTCGGGTATGCAAATAGTTCGAGCTTAGAAACTAACAACATACTTTATGAAGATTCTAGTTTTAAAACTTATATTTCAGACACTATATTATGTTTTGATTTATATCTTAATAATGAAAATGATTGCTTTACTATTAAAAATAATCTCGTAGACAGTTTAGAATTATTTTTACAAGAATTTAACGAAAAATATGGAATACCTAAGAGACGGAGATCAGAAGATTTCAAAAAATATTATTACATAAATAGTGTTAACGACATTTGTGCTAGTACCGAAGAAAAGCAAATCCTTGATAACGAAAGATATGAGTTAGGAAACTACTTTCAAACAGAAGAAGAAGCACAAAAAGTTATAGATAGTAAAGAGTGGAAAGAGTTTTGGGAAAAAGTAAGAGCAGGAGAGATTGGAGGATAAGAATGACTAAAATATATAAACTTATTGTATTTTTCAAAGAGAAAAAAAATTTGACAAGAGCTTTGAGTGGTAAAGATTATGCTTGTATAAATGGAGAACTTACAAAATGTACAACTACAACTTATAATAAATGCTATGAAAAATATTTTATAGGTACAAACAAAGAAAAATTATTACAAAAACTTAAAGCATATAAAAAAAGAAACGCTTTCAATGATTATATTTTAGAAGAGATACAAATTGATGAATTAATAGAATTATAAGGAAGTGAAATGATGGAATTTAAAGAAATTGTTTTATTAATACTAATTGCACCGTTATTGATAGGATTTTTATGTGTATTTATTATTACTTTTTTACAGTTTATACAACTTATCAAAGATGTTATGTATAATATAAAAATTGTTATAAGAAATATAATGAAGGTAACATATTCGGAGAGTGGCTCACGCTGGGAGATTATATAGACTACGAGGAATTTATAAAGGCGTGTAAGGATTTGCACGAGGATGAAGAATACCCTGAACTAATGTTTCAGGATTGGGAGTGTCCCGATGAATTGCGTGGGTTTATATCTGAAATGAGTATAGATGAAAATCTGTTTTTGTTGAATGATGTAGAGGAGGATGAAGAGCATGTAATTGCATACTTGGAATATGCAGGAGAAATTACAGAAAAAAGAATAGAAGAGGCGAGGGATAACTACCTTGGAGAGTTTGAAAGTTACGATGATTTGGGGCGTTATTTTGTGGAAATAAATGTAGTGGAAGTACCTGAAAGTTTGAAATATTACATAAATTACGAGGATTACGGCAGGGATATATCCTATGATTTAATAGAAGTAGGTAATCATTATTTTTGGAATTAAATTGTTATTATATGTTTTTAGTGAGGCTTACAAATAAGGTAAGCCTTGCTTTTTAAAAAGAGAAAAATTATGAGATATAGAGTAAATAGAAAAACCGCAGAAGCCTTGAACGAAATAGGTTTTAATACATACGATAAAATAGTTTTCTATTTTGGAGAAACATTGTGTTTTAACCTTGATGTGGAGAATTTAGATATAGAGGGTGGTAGGAAAGCATATATTCCAAACAAAAGAGTAGTAAATCTTTCAGCGGAGGAATTGCGAAGTAGTCGTATAGTTGTCGCACCGACTATTCACGAGGCTTTGGATTGGTTTGAAATTAAAGGAGAGGTGTATAGAGTATCACCTACTTTAATTGATGATAGAGTGGAGTATATAAGTGAAGTAATGGATGAGGGAGAGTTTATTACAATCGGTAAGCAGGATGAAAGGTGGGAGGCAGAGGCTTTGATAATGAACTATTACCTAAACATATACCTTGACAATAAGATTAACAGACTAAAAAGATACAAAAAATGAAAATTAAAGATTTAAACTATATAAGTAACAGAGGCTACATATTCTATGAAGTAGCATCTGAAAGATTTGAGGAAAACGGAGAACGAAAGGTAGATGAGGCTTTTCGTTGTGCAACATACGAGGAAGCCAAGAGTGAAGCTGAAAGTATGAAATTAGATGTAGGATATTCAGCAGTAATTTATGCTATCTATCTATCAAATGTTACAAAGGAAGCCGAAGAGGTGGAATTTGATGATATAGAGGAGGTTTTTGATGAATATTCTGAATACCTTGATGATATAGAGTTTGATGAGCATGTTAAGACCGAGGAGGGAAAGAATATTGAGGGAGCTATTATAATAAAATGGGAATGGCATAGATATGTAGGTTTAAGTAGAAACTTTTTAGATGTAGGAATTGCTGGACAATACCCTTATCATAATATCCTCAAAGAAATAGACTTAATTACAGGATACGAGGATAGAGTTTTCAGAACTAATTATAGTATATTGGCTACTAAGGAAGAATTAGAGGAATATGGAACAGATGTATTGTTAAGGAATATGATTGAGGGAGATTGGAGATGGAATAATGTTCAAGATGTATCTAACATCATGAATCACTTTGTTAAGAGCAACCTTAAAGATTATGTCGACCGAGCAATGTTTAATAGAATATATCAAGGGTATCATCTTGGTAAAATGGTAGATGAAGAGGGCAGTATTACTCACGAGGGTTTTGAATGTGAATGGAAATCAAGGGTTCGTATCCGAGAAGAATATAGAGAGGATTTAGGAAGACTAATTGAGAAAGGTATATTACCCGAAGATATTGTAGAGGATATGCTGGAATTAGATTATCAAAAAGTAATGGAAGTATTAAGTAAAGTAAAAGAAAATTATGAAAGATAGAATAAAATTATTAAGAGAATTTATAGAGTTATATAGTAACGGAGAACTTGTAGAAAGAAATTTAAACTACGACAAAAGTGTTTTTTGGGAAAGAGATGTAGAGGGTGTTGTAGGATTTACTGATAGAGGTAAAGAGGTGGTTGAAAAACTATTAAACTTGGGAGAACTTGATGAAGATGTGGTGGAGTATTTGTTGGAAGATGATACTCACGAGGTGGATAAAGTAATCCATAAGGTAAAGGTTTTATTGAAATAAAAGTAGAATGGAATTAAGAGTAGTATATTATGTAGATGATACAGACAGAGAGCCGTATCTTATTCATTACGAAACAAATAACGGAGACTATGTGTTGGGATTGAAAGATTATCCAGACACACCGCAAGACTTTGAAACACCGAGAGAATTGGTGAGAAGATTTGCCACAAAGGAAGAGGAAGTTGTGGCTAAAATAAAAATTGCTAAAAAGTTAAATAAATAAA